ATCGAACCACTAAAACTATTAACTGAAGTTATAGTTCCACCATCTTTTGAAAACGAAACTTTCGTTGCTTCTGATACAACACTCTTTGAATCTTTTTGGTCATAAGAACCAGTATTGTAGTAGAGTGAGCGATCTTGGAAATACTTTAGAACTTTTGTTTCAGTATCATAAGAAGCAATATAACCAGTTGCAGTTCCAACTCCAGTGACAGTTTGGAATATTTTATTTCCAGGATTAGCGTCTTCTGGATTAGATACCGAAGATAATTTAAAACCACCCAAGTTTGAAAATTGACTCTCTGCAAAAACAGATGATGCTGTTCCAATTCTACTTGGATTTTTAATGATACCAATTTGTGCAAATCGTGTATCTAGTGGAAAGTCTTTCGTTGATGCATCAAAACGAGCATAAACTAGTACACGGTCTGTTCCTAGTTCCTCATAAATGTTGTATCCATGACCTCTGGATGGTGGAATGATTGGAATCAAGTGGGCAAAACTAGTTGCACCTGAATTAATTGTCGATAAATCAACTCTTCCGTATGAATATCCTTTTCCTCCAGCAGAAACAGTTGCTGAAGTAATTTTTCCACCAACAACATTTACAACTGCTTTTCCACCTTCACCATCACCTAGAATTGGTAGTTCTGCATCAGTTGTATTATATCCAGAACCCTCTTTTTCTACATAAATTTTCTTGATTTGATTTTCATTAATTGTAGAATCTCCATTATCTCTTACAGAAACAATTTGAGAATCTGTTGTAGTCTCCCAATCATTTGGAACTGGAATATACTCAATAGAGTCAAATTTAATAATATCACTTGGCGAAACAGTAAAAAGATATTTCCAAATATATCCATCACCACTTTCACCTGCTCTAGATGGTTCTAGATCAACAAAAGTTGGTTCATCCTGTGAAAAGTTACCAGTTGAGTTTGTTTCTGAAGAACCATTGTCAATACAAACATAAACTCTGAAATCACTATTAATTACATAATAATTTGCATCATACAAGCGTGTTGAATTAGTTTGTGGTGATGGATTTGATAAACTGTAGTCATGTCTGTACATTTCATATACAGTTCCCTGTTTCCAATCAACCCTTCTAATTAATCTTCTAATATCATTCTTGGTAATTCTCTTACCAAAAATCATAGTATCTTTAACATGACTTAGATAGTTAAGATTATCAATTGGAGATGGAATATTGCTATCCCAAGTCGAAGATCTACCAAATCCAACAACCGATGGATTTGGTAAACTAAGAAAAACATAATATGAATTGTTAGGGTCACTAACAGAATCCACAAAATTTTTCGCGTTTAAAATTCTAAATTGATCTGTAACAATCGCAGACATATTACTAGCTTTTTTCTATATTTATAAGTGATTAACTGAGTTGTTTTCTCAGAGAACCATTATCTCTGAGTCCATACTTTCTTCTTTGAATTGTTGGGAACGTTGACAACCCAGAATTGACTGTAAATCCAGAAACACCAATACCAATAGAATTTGAAGATCTGGTAAATCCAGAAAGTCTTCCCCATGAGAATTCACCACAAGGATTTGTTCTAGATCCTGATGTTTCGCCTATAGCAGTATAATCAGATGTTGAGAGAATGTTAGTTACTATTGAACCAGTAAGACTTACTCTATTGAAGGAATGTACATAGTAAATATTGTCAGCAAATGTTGTTCCAATACCAATAACCGCATTGTCATCACCATCAATTGAAGTAATACCATTACCAACTGCTGTATTTGAAACTAGAATTGGATAATTAACCAATAAAGAATCGATATCATCGGTTTGATTAAATTCAAGATCAAATTTGATTGCTAATGGATTTCCGCCAGTGCCAGTGGTTGTTGATATACCTGTAATAATTCCACTGTACCCAGATACAAATCGTATTCCATCAATCAATTCTTTATTTGCATCTGGCAATTTCGTAATCAGAGATGGTGTTGCAGAAGTTGTATAACCAGAACCAGGATTTGTTATCGTAACAGATGTAATAGTTCCTGCAGAAGAAACAACGGTATCTGCAACTGCTTTTTCTTGATCTTGATACAGACCAAAATCAAAAGTCCTAGTTATTTCTACAGTATTTGCAACAGATTTATTAAGTTCAACCTGACCATTATTGAAAGATGTGATACCAATCACATTGAAAGTATCATCAATAATTTCTAAACTACCACTAAAAATTCTATTCAAAGAATGACCTACTTTGATTTGTGAAGTATTGATTCCAGTAATAACCGTAGATCCAATACCAACTGTTCCAACTCTACCAGAGATTTCTGGTTTGAATACTGTCCCAATACCACCAATAGGTGGTGCAATTTGAACAGCAATTGTTGAAGATGGAGTATATCCACTACCACCATCAATAACATCAATCGAGGATATAGTTCCAGCAGCAGAAACAATTGCAGTAAATGATGCTCCTACTGGTTCTACCTTTCCGTCAAACAATAATCCAGAAACTTCTTGTATTTCAATACTTGATTCAGTTTCTTCATAATTGAATAATCGTGCATCATCAACAAAAATTTCTAAATCATCCACATTGAAATCTTTAATAACTTTCGCCGTAGGGAATACCATACCCTCAAGAGAATCTCTAGATTTTGATTGTGGATTATCACCAATCAAAAGATCTCTTTTTTGCTTATCCCAAGACAATGGTTTGTAATTAACTTCATCAATACCATCACCAAGGTATATTCCAGTCTCAGTTGTATCTGCGGATATAATACTTGAAACAATTCTACTATCTTGAGTAACTGTTCCTGTTATAGTATCATTTTTGTATATTCTAACTTCATCACCAGGTTTGATAGTCTCATTAACATCAATCTCAATACTATCAATACCACGAGTTCCTCTGTAGAAGAATACATCAACTTTATCCTGTGTTTTTGGTGCTTCGGTAAATCTGAAGGTTGTTCCTCCTTCAAATATGTAAGAAACACCTGGTTCTTGCATAACTCCATTAATATAAATCAGAAGAATAGCATCAAAATCAATCAGTGATGATGTTGCATCAGCACTATTTTTTTCAAAACTGAGAAGTTGACCATTTTTAAATAATGGGAATCTCGTTCTAGTTCCATTTTGTCTTGATTTATTACTATCAATGTAATCAAATTCACCTAATTGCCAGGAAGCAAATGAATCATTAAATACTTCTTCAACTGTAAATTCTAGTTCAGTAATTGGTGATGATAATCCTGCAGCAGTAACCAATCCAACAGGTTTGAATACATCTCCTTTTCTAAATGCATATCCTGGTTTTGTGATTTGGTATCTTGAAATTTCAAAATATGATGTACCGATACCAACAGAAGAAGGTGCAAGAGATAAAGTCATCGATAATCCAATACCAGTTGCAGTGGTGGCACCAATTCCAAGTCTTGATATACCTGTAACAGGTAAATTTTGATATGATGGACTATCAACCGTTACTAATGGATTAGTATATCCACTTCCACCATCAACAATATTGAATGCTAAAGTTCCTCCAGCACCGACTGTTGCTGTGATATTTGCCCCAGAACCATTTCCAGAAATATCAGTAATTGCAACACCAACATTACCTCTGTATCCAGAACCAAATGTTAGATTTGTAAAGTATTCTCTTACTGTTCCGCCAGTTTCATATGTATGGGGAATTGTACTGGTTCCAACATTTACATCAAACGTTGTTGCCGATGTAATACCAGTAACTGGGAATATAAAGTCATTAGTTCCATCTGGGAAAATTGTGGTTGTTCCAGCACCACTGGAGCAGGAGAATTCTAGACCTAATAGATAAACCTGCTTTCCAGATCCGCTTAAATTGTGTGCAGAAGATGTGGTTATCTCTAAAATTCCAGTAACGTTATCATAACGTGAAGTACTAATGTTTAGTGATGTGGAACTGAAGGTCGAAACACCCAATAATCCAGAAATAGAGTTACCCGCACCAATGGTTGGTTTGACTTTTGCACCAACAAGAGGTGCATATCCTAATCCTCCAGTAGATGCTACAGAAATTACAACACCACCTCTAGGTATTTGATTCTGATTAACATCTTCTTCGGAAATAATAACAACATCAGACCCCTCTCTAGTAATTCCAGTGAAAGTTACACTAGAAATTCCCGTTACATTATCTGAAGCAAAACTGTAGTTATTGCCAGTATTATTAACAGTGTCTGGGGTCTGGAAAATATCATTGATGAATACTAAGTTACTTCCAGCTTCTAAGCCAAGAGTATTTTCACCCTCTTTATAAACACTAAATGTCCTTCCAATACCATTAAATCCTAGAGAAATGTCATCATATACAGTGTTTCCACTATAATCTTGTCTCAAATAAACTCTTCCATTAAATGTTGATTTTGGAAGTGCAAGAGCACTAGCATTTAATCTATTGTTATTACCCTTACCATCTGGTGCTTCTGTAAAGTGAATTTTATTTCCAACAATATTAAATGCACCTTTGTAAATTCTTGCCTCAGATCCATCCAAATGTGTGGTTGCAGAAGAACCAACAAATCCTCTCGAAACATTAATGATTGGGAAAGTTCCCAAACCAGTAATTGGACCACTGGTTGTCGTTCCTAGACCTACGTTTTGAATTTCTAAGAATTCTTCGTCAACTTTAAGAATATCTCTTGGTCTAATCGAAGAAATACCACTCAATGATAAGTATGAAACACCTGCACCAATAGTTCCACCACCATTATTCTCTAGATTGAATACGAGTGGTGTGTACATTAGTGGATACTGTGTAACACCATCCACCGTAATTAGTGCCTTCTCAAGTTTTTTCTTCATCTCAAGTTTATGGCGATTTCCAGATCCAGTATTGGTAAATGTAAATCCAATACCACTTCCACCAGAAGTTCCAGTTAATTTAAATGTGTCTTTGGATGTTCTAATGGCATAAACTCTTGTCGGCATTAAATCAGTACTAATACCAGTTGTAAACTGCTCTCTTATAGTTGATGCAGTAGAAACGTTTGATAACGTCACTGCCCAATTAGTATTATCTGCAAAATAAGACCTATTACTACCTTCACTTATAGACGTAGATGCTGTAATGGAATTAATTCCAATGGAAACAATTGTGCCCAATGAAGTATTATCACCAGAGAAAATACCAGCACCAACTTCAAGAATTGAAGTATTTCCAACTCCAGTGATAACCGTTGAACCACCACTAACAACGTCACCAAGGAAATAACTATTGAAAGTTTTTATTTCTGATATGGTTGTGTTCGCAGCAATACCATCACCAAATACCAAATCACCAATGTTTAAGTTAGTTGAATTACCAATACCAGTAATCGTTGAGAATCCAACCTCTACAATATCACCAGTAAGTAATGTACCACCAACGACAGTAGTTCCAATACCAACAGAAGTTGCGGCAACACCAATGAGTGTTGAATCTGGAGTATAAATTAATTCTTCACCAGTTTCGAAGAAATGATCATTAATTGTGAAGACACCTGTTGATGTGTTTAGTATAGTTGTACTTGATGGATTAAATGCTTTTTCAAAAATAGGTATTCTATTGTAATTTAAATCAAAGTCTGTTTTATCTTTTCCGAATACATTGATAGATCCATAGAAAGCGTTTGATATGGATTCATTTAGTACTCCATTTTCAAAATCATCAGGAACGTTGAATTCATCAATATCGGCATAAATGTGCTGATTGTATGATTGAATTACAATATCGTCACTTAAAAATTCAGTATCTGGATGGAATTTAACAATAACATTTGATCCATCCATTTCGGATGAGAATGTTCCAATTCCTGAAGAAGTTCCAATATTAATAAATGGTGATTGCTGTATATTAGTTCTAATCTGGTCGGCAATAACCATTAAATTATGAACTGCTGATGTACTACCAACACTAACCTTAATAATTGATTTTTGGGTAAACTGGAGAACACTATCAAATTCAAATACAGTGCTAATACCACTAATTACTTTGAATTGAGAATCAAACTTTGCAGTTCTTTCAGTTCCGTCTGGTTGTCCGTCAACTAAGTAACGATAAGTTCCAACACCAACAGAAGTTGTTCCTATACCAACAGTCTTTGTCTTAACAAGTAAGTTATTATTAGTATCATTTTCAAAGGTTAGTCTAATAACACCACCAGAAACATTTAATCCAAATGTACCAATGTTCTCCCCAGAGAATTTGTCAAAATTGGATGTATCATAATAATATTCTGCAATATGAGTATCTTGACCATCATAATGACCAACTATTTCAAAATAGTTCATTCTATTGGTATCAGTATCTAATACCTGAGCAAATGTATATGTGGTATCAAACTTATTCGATAGTGCTTCAAAAACATCCGTCTTGAATCCCACCAAACCACTGCCATTTGCAGGACCAACCTTGTTTGTTCTGCTATCTAATCTAACAAATCCAAATTCAGTAAATCCAGAACCAACATTTGCTGGAGTAAAAGATTCTCGGTAAACTTTTAAATTATAATTAAAGTTATCTGCATCTACGGGATCAAATCTCAATGTAGTATCACCACTAGCAGCAAAATCTCCAGAAAAATCTCCAAGTTTAACGTCCGTGAATAAATCAATCTTACTCAAAGTATATGTGTTGTTATAGTCATTTAAAACTACAACTTCACTAACCTGGGAACTTTGTTTATTTTCATCACTAATTTGAATCAAGAATCTGCTATAAAAATCTGTAATTGGATATTCAATCGCTTCAACAAATCTATCCTTATTAAATTCTGAACTTGAGAATCTTCCACTGATATCATCAATCTGAAGAACACGATTTGTTCTACACTCAATGTAATCTGCAAGTCTCTTATTTTTAAAGATTATGAATCTGGAAGAATCTGCTGTTGCCTCATAGTCCTGAACCAAATCAAATACGTTAATTGTGTCAACTCTTCTTTCAGAAATAAAATCTAAAACTGGTGATACAAACGAATCTGATATACCAACACCAATGTTTGCCTTCGAGATGACCTCAGTGTCAGCAAAGTTTTTCATTCCAGATGGATGAATGTGTCTACTTACATCCTCTTGAATTGATTCAAATTCTTGTGGACTCTTAATAGTATAAGAAAGATTTTGATAATAATCATTATCTGGAGTTACTTGTAAACTATCGTTTAGTTTACCAGTATCATTTTTCCACCCAAATCTTTTCTTACTGGAATAATCGACAGAAAATCTTCCATCATATTCTTTTACAGATTCAACAGTACCAAAAATTCCAGAGTTAACACCCTTGATTACATCACCAACTTTGATATCATAATCACCATCTACCTTAATAAGATTTTGTTCAACAACTGTGGTTTCTAAATCTACGGTTGCATTTTGTACCGCTAGTTTCTCTCCCAAGAAAAATAGACCAGGAACTTGACTAATTTCAAATACGGGAAGATTTTCTTCTTTGATAACAGATGTGAAAGAAGTTTGAATTTCTACAGGAGTTCCAGCATCATCTGTATATTCGGAAATATTATATTTAAGAATAGCTGGGTTTGAATTTGTGTACTCTGTTACTGTAAAATACTGATATCCATGGTCTTCAGAATTAAATCCATCACCAGGAAAAGATACATTACCCAAAGTGTCAGTTACAGACTGTTTTTGTAGTCCTTCAACAAAGATTTTATCTCCCTCTGCAAATGGTGGAGTAATAAATCCATCAATTGGAGGAGTGCTCAATTCTAAAGTTACCGTACCACTACTATAATCAAGAATTCTTTCTACTTGAATACCATTACTATTTCTAATCGGAACTATTTTGTGCTTAACAGAATCCAATCCTCTTGGTTCTGAGACTATATCGATACCAATTATTGTATTTCCAGCAAATTGTGACTCCAAACTATAAAGGTCTGGATTAATCTTTTCCTTGGTATATGTATTTACAATAATCAAATCTGGTGGAGAAAGATAATTTCTACCTCCATCCAGTACTTGAATTGAATCAATCTTATCGGTTCCAGTTAAAGTAAGTAATGTTGATATGTTTGCTTTGGGTCTCAATGTTTTATCAGAAGCATATTCAAAACCTTCATTAACAATTCTAAAATTACTTAGTTTACCAATAGTAGAAGTTATTGGTCTAATAATGGCATTTGATCCAACACTATCGGCGGTTCCAGCAGAAAGACCGCTAACAACTGGTAATCTAGAATAATTTGATCCTGGAGAAACAACACTAATGTTTGCAATAGGACCTGATGCAGTTCTTGAGTTAGTTTTATATTTTAGTGTATCAACCTCGGTTAAACTATATGACAATCTTTCTGGAACAACTGATGGTGAAATATTAAAAGTTGTTGCGCCTATTCCAAAAACTTTGTAAGAACCAGTATATTTACTTCCAATATATTCTATTTCGGAATAATTTAAAACATCCGTATCTGGTTGAATTGAAGAACCATCTTTTTCAAAAGAATAGTACAGTTTTGTGGGAAGATTATCATTATAAGTGATAGTATATGTGGAAGAAATTCCACTAGTTAAAACATTTTCTACAACAGAGAATGTTGATGTTGAACCAGTAGAAACAAACTCATTACTTAATTTTCTATCATAGTAGAACTTAAACTGATAGTCACTGAGAGAAGTGTCGGAAACATTGAAAACAATATTATTATTTTTAACTACGTTAATCTTTGGATTTAATAGACTAATTTCATGTCCAGCACCACCAGTGCTTGCAATACTAACAATAATTGGTGGATTCGAAGTAGTGTCATTATAAGTTTTTGATAACTTGAAGTTATTATCATCAACACGATAGATAAAATATCCACTGGTTGACAATCCACTTGCTACCAAATCTGATGAGTCATAAAATACCTTTTCACCGGTTAAGTAACCATGGTTGTTGATATTAATCGAATTTTCTAAAGTATCGATTTTATCTGAACCAAATCCAACTGTATTAACAAGAATTTTCTTGTAAATTGAATTGTATTTGATGTTTACACTATCTGAAGAACCGACACCAACATTTAAAGATGGTTTAACATCCAACTCAATGGTATCACCTGTAGACAGATTATGGTACGTTGATACCGAAACTTGAGTTTTAATTTTCTGAATATCTGCAGTTACTTCATTGAATTTAGTTTCAAATGAATATTCTGGACTATTTGTTAATGGAACAGTGTTTATAAAGAATAAACCATCGGTAGACGTAGTCAAACCAACTTGTGTAGTAATTCCAATATAATCCTTTCCTTTATTAATAATATAAAGAGTCTGGTCTGTTCCATTTACTGGTATTGTAAATTGGTTACTACCAACTTCAGTTCTTACTGTAAGACCATTAAATCCGCCTGGAATTCTAAATTGAACTTCTTGATTTGTTTTAAATGGATGATTGGGAATATAAATTGATTGTGCGGGTACAGAAACGTTCTTTAGTGACTTTCCAACGTAGTAATTAATATCTACATCTGTTCCAGTTTGAATACCAACACCAAGAGATTCATTGGGATTGAAATAAATTTTATAGTTTTTAGTTGAATCTAGATAATCAGATTTTAATGGTATTAAGAATGAATCATTCTTTAACTCAACTATATCTGCAAATGTATGTCCAATTCCAGGAACACCTCTTCTAACACGCAAAACATTTTCTTCTGCAAATACATTTAGTACAGAACAAATTTCAGTTCCAATTCCAATAGAACTTCCACTACCAACAGTTGGAATTATTGATGAGATGTAGATATCCGTTGTTACACCAGAGTTTGCTTCTACAATATCAGTCAAACGTGTAAAGTAAGAGCTAATGCCAATGACATGTGAATCTGTCAGTTTATTGACAAATGTAGAAATTCCAGATACCTGAACTCTATCACCGTCTAAAAGTTCATGTATTTCATTTGTATGAACTCTTATTTGATCATTATTTTCTCTAGTTACTACAGAATCTTCATACTTAACATATTGAGTACTTAAAGATAAAATATTTTTACCTTCAATTTTTGAAACTTCCGCTTCAGAACCACCTCCACCAGAAGAACCAACATTAAACTCTAACGAGTTTCCTACTTTATAATCTTGCCCAGAGTTTAAAATAACAAAACCGTCTACAGAACCCTTTGTTACAGATTCAACTTTTGTAGTTTGATTAATTGGGGAGTTTGACTCAAATAAGAAGTCACTTCCAGAATATGGTTTTCCAGTTCTATGTGGGAAAGTATTTCTAACAAGAGATGAATTGTTGAAATCAAATGTTTGATCAAGAATTATATTGGAAACTTTTGACCTATAAGTATCGCCAATAAAATATGGGAATTTTGGATCTAATTTTCCTGTCGTTGTATTTGTTGAAACACCAACATAGTATGCATATACACCATTTGGAAATTCTGGAGTTTTTGCATATCTTCCATTATGAATATCCAAGTCTCCGCTATCATTAAACCTATAATCCTCTACAAAATAACCTAATTCAAAAGTGTCCAATGATGGTCTATTTTTAATATTACTTGCATCTTCAATATAACCAGTTTCTAAACGTCTTGTTGGTGAGTTATCATCTTTTGGATCGGAGAATCCATATGGACCATAAATTGGATTACCATCATTTGCCCATCCAATAACTTTAGAGTGCTCGTCTTCCGTATTTGAATCTAAGAAAGAAGTTCCATCACGATCAGTTGAGTATCCAACAACTGCATAAGAAAGATCATCTTCGTACTCTACTAGTAATTCATCCGAGAATCTCTTCAGATTATTTACATTTAAATATCTGACGTTTGATTCTAAGACAACATTTCTTCCAGGTGGTTTTACTTTAATAGTGGTTGAACCTTCAACATATCCAGTTCCTTCATTAATGATGATGACATCGACTATTTTTCCATTTTTAACAACTGCTCTTAATTTTGCACCAACACCATCACCAACGACTTCTAAATCTGGAGCAGCATCGTAGAATACTCCGCCATTTAAAACATTAACGGCAATGAGTCTTCCTCTCTTAATAATTGCTTTTAACTGTCCACTCTGTCCAGTTTTAACAGTAACAACTGGGTTTCTGTGGAAGTTTAGAATATTGGAACCATAATCAGAACCACTCTCATAAACATAGGTATCAATAATTTCTCCCCTAACTATTGGAGTTGCAATAATAGTACTGGCTGCTCCACTAGAACCAGCAGTCAGTTCTGCATTAATTACAACTTCAATTGGTGGATATTCAAATATTTGATATCCTTCACCACTAGTTGAACCAAAACTTACATAATTTCTTCTTTCATAATCTGTTGTTGCCGAACCAACTGCTTCAGCAAGTTGGAACTTGGAATCATCAAGTTTTAAGATTCTATATTGAGATGTACTTGAAAGACCAGAAACGGCAGAAGTTTCAAAAGAATAATTAATTAAATCACCATCATTAAATCCATGATTTATGAAATTAATAGTATCATAAATCGTAGAAATTCCTGTTGGTTTTACTCTTAGTTTTCTATTTTCATATCCAGAACCAGGATTTATGACTTTAATTTCAGAAATCACGTTCTGTTCATCATAGGTTCTAAACTTATGAATACCTCCAGTATTAACAGTGGTAAAACCAACAGTATTAATACCAGCAGTGTAGTCTTCAAGACTTCTGTATAGATAAACGGATTTTGTATTGATAATCTGTGGATAGTAAATACCACCGTTAGATAAAAACTCATCTTGAGATGTATTTGAACCATCAAAAGAACCAATTCCTAGTGGTTCATTGCCATTTGAACTATAGACGATTCTTTGCCCATCAATAAGACTATGAAAATCTTCAAAGGTTAGAGTATCGTTGGTGATATCAATACCACCAGTCGCGGCAACACCAACTCTTGATGCATTAAATTCAATATCTCTAAATTGACGTGATATTACTGTTTCAAGAGTAGCACCACTTCCATTACCACCAGTTACAACAGTTGATAATACCCTATTAATATTGAAGTTTTGTGGATCAACTAAAACTTCTTTAACAGATCCACGAACAACTGCTTGAGCATGTGCAGTGGTTCCGCTGCTTACGGAGGGACTTGAAACACTAATTGTGGGTGGATTAATTACATCGTAATTTGTTCCACCATTTAGAACTTTAATGCTCTCAAGAGGACCATAATAAACTCTATCATTTGATTTATAGTTGTGTATTTCAACACCATTAATTAAAACTCCAGTTGGTCCTGGAATTGTTGGTGTATCTGTTCCAGATTGAATATTTGGAATCAGAGGTATTTTTGTCAGTGATTTTTTAGCTTTTAAATTTCTCTCATAGTGTTGCTTTAAAGTAAATACGTGTTCAGTATTGGATGTGAAAACGGTTCTATCAAATTCAACTTGTTGAGATGTTCCAATAAAAGAGCGTGCATTAAACAGTTTAATTCTATTTTTTCTTACTGGATTAGTATCTCTAATGACTTCAACATAGTATGTTCTACCAAATACTAAACCAACAATAGGATCGTTATTGCCACTATAAATTACGGCATCACCAGTTATGAATGGAACATCATTTGCAAATGATAAAATCGAATATTTTCCAGTGGTCGAAACAAATCCTTGATAGACATCATTAAGATTAGTCGAAGGTGTTATCGCAACAGAAGTCTTTGATATATTTTTTGTTATCTGATATTCTGGAAGAGAGTTTGATGCAACATACATACTCTCATCTTTTTCAAGATAAGTATTTTGAACGTTTGATAAAATTTGATTTGATTCTAATTGAACACCACTTGATGTCGTATAATCAAATTTCTTTCTTATACTTAATTGTCTATTAGATGCTACGGTAACATTCTTGTTTAATTGAACATCTTTTAGATTAACAACGTTGACAGTTGCATCTGCAACAACAATGTTCTCGGCATTTCTATCGAGAATATCAACAATATCTCCGACCTTTAAACTTGATTTATCTGGAGTTTCGAATAATGTTACGGTGTTGTTATTAAAACTACTAATTTCGTATCTTGTTCTTGTATTATAAATCCAGGTGTTAAAAGCAAATTGCTTATAATTTTCATTATTATTTCTAATACTTTCACCAAGATTTTTTACTGATATTAAATCATCTTCAAAAAGAAGATCATATTGTTCTTTATCTTCAATATCTGACATAACGCCAGTAACTCTAAGAACAACTCTCTTAGAGGTATCACCATTTTCATAGCCATAAATTGTATCTGTATTCGAATAAACTAAATCCTTTGCAGAAATTGTATTTGTTACTCCATTACATCCAAAAAACTGATTTACACTCTTATCAGTATATTCAATTACATTATCACCCACTGTGAGAATACCAGTTTGACCAAAACCAACCGTACTATCAACAGTAATTACTGAAGAACCTATAGAGACATTATCTGCTACTAAACTATTTGGTGTAATATTAAAAGTTCCTTCAATCAGACTTCTTTCATTATATCCAGAGAAAAGTTGAATCTTATAAAAGGTTTTATTATTTCTTGTAATAATCTCAACTTCGGATACTGGACCAGTTGCAGTATCTGTAAAGTTGCTGATCATCTGACCAACCAGATTATTAGGATCACCAGAAATTACCTCTGTTACGAGGACTCTTCTGCGGATGAATTCTGCACTTGATGGTTTTAATAAGAAATCTTCAAGGTTTATAACTTTTGGAACCTGATCATAAAGAATTGCAAACAGAATTCTAAATGCCTCTTCCGTACCTTTACTTTGGTAAAAATTACGAATCTGTTTTATAAAATTATTAACGTCTAGATTACTTACAAAATCAACTTCCTCGAATCCAGGTGCAAGTAAATACTTTAGTTTGCGATAAAATTCCTTTAAAAATAATGAACTCAAATTTATGATTTGTTCGCCACTAGAATGTGATTCTGCGGTCGATGAAGTAAATACTAATTCTTCTGGATTTAAGGTATCTCTATATGACGTGATTCCACTAAAACCACGAATACAACCAGTGAATGTATTTGTTGTAATGCCCGTGTAACTGATGACCTCATCACCAAGTTTTACAAGACCATACTGTTTTGGAAAACCATTAGTTGTTGTTACATTGATGGTTGTATCCGATGACGTTACGTCAGATGTAATCGTTACGTGATCATTGAGAATATCTGGCGTAAGATTATTCAGACTTAGATACTGGTCTAAGTTTTCAACAAGATCAATCGGTCCTCCCTGAAATTCCTGTGAAACATAATATTGCTTCAGGAAATCTACAGATTTAGGACTTTCGGATAGTAAAAATTCTGGTAATTGATTATCAATGACTTGTTGGACTTTTACCCGAGCATCAAAACCAGTTGTAATCATATTTCCCCTCTATTACCTTGTTATTTTACCGTTTGAGTAACTTGATTTCACTGGGAAATTGACTCCAGAAATTTGTTCTCCGGAGACAATTGTATCCTTTACCATATTTATAGTGCTTTTGGTGACGTCAAAGACCAAATATAAATCTCTTAGACCGATAACATCATTTGATTCTGGTATTGCCTGAATCTCAATAATATTATCGGGAAGATCTGTGGATATGATATTAATTGTATTGATAATAATTTCTCCCTTCCTATAATCCACAGTTCCAATAGACTTTTTAACAACCTCGAATGTATCTGGATCCAAAGTTGGTTTGACGATTGACAAGATACCAATATCACTGTCTGCCGAAGGAACATCCAAGAAGTACACAGTTTCCGATTCACCAGCAACTTTAAATCCAGTACTCTTGATATTGTATCCCGTTAACGTCTTATGAAAACGATTGCCAAAACAGATTTCGTACTGTGCAAATGTATTTGTAATGCAGTTGATATTTCTCCTCATCTTCACTCTAGTGATATTAGAGATAATTGAAGTATCAACATTATCAATAATTTGTTGCACTTTACTATATTTGAATCTTCCACCAAACTTATTCATATCGGTGGTTTTTGAATGTTTGGATAGTGTAGTAATCACATTGGTTCTAAGTGATGCAATGTCAGTAATTTTGGATGCATCATAGTAAATATCACTATCAATCTCAACAAATAGTAGTTTTAGATCCGTAAGTTCTTGCTTAACACCAGATATAGTGTACTGTTTTAAATCATTAAGGATTTGATTTTTTGCAAAATCAGATATTGAAAATCCATTCTTTGGTTTAATGCTGATAATAACCTTTCCAAATTCTGGTGGATCTAACTCTTCTCCACCAACAACGGATACGGATTCAGTGCTCGGGAATATCTGTGGTATAATTGCCTCATAGTCACGTGCAGTCACGGCACGGTACTGTGAAGAATACACTCTGGGTGCAAAGTACTTAATAGAGTCTATTGCCTCTATGTCTCCTCCTCCGGTGGATGCCTGAGTCGTTGTTACTGATACTGCACTTGATGGTGCGATTAAAATTCCATTACTATCAGTCGTTGTTCCAGCATATGAGAATAGAGAAGGACCATTTCCATCAGGACCGTCCGTAACAATATAAGTTACGGTGATTGTCTCACCAGTTGGAATCTTTTTACCGATGACACCATCACCAAAGAGAAGTTCATATTTCTCATCGGCAACTTCTTGAATCAAATAGATTTCAGAGTCTTTATTGATTGTAATGATATTATCAATCTGCTTGTATTCGCGAGTACCGACTCTTACGACAATCGTCGAAGTATCAATATTCGAATTGTTTAGAATAAATCTTTGGTCTTGTGAATTATCAACAACGAATTCTTTCGTTAAAAATGTTCCTTGATAAACCTCAAGATCTGTGAATGATGCCTGATTATTGACAATATTTGCCGTTACATCACCAGGTATCGTGAATGTATATTGTGAATTGTCCACTGCACCGACACACACCAGACCTGCCTTTAGAATCAACTGTGATGCCGATGAAGAAGTATCAATGGTGAATGATACCTTTGCCTTTGCGGCACTCTTAGAACGGGGTATATAACCAATATTTCTTGCCAGAGAAACGACATTTTCTCTTAAGGTTGCAGAATCCAAAAAGGATTCATTCACAACCATATTTGAGTTAAATGCCGTGATGTAAGTATTATATGCTAGCGTATCGATTAAAACAGAAAAATTAGACCCCTCAAAGTCAAAATCCGTGAAATCGGAATTTGCACGGAGATAATCTTTGATAGAAGTCTTTATCTGGTCAAAATCTAGATTTGTAAATTTAGTAAAAGGCATTATTTTATCTGGTTGCCTCTAGGATGAATGAAAATTGTTGAGGTGGAACCTCTTGTCCAACAATATTGAATGAGATTGTAATCTCAAAAGCATTCTGATCTGCTCTTGGATCGACATCAACCTGAACATTATCTACTCTTGGTTCATAGTTTTCGATTGCGATTAGAATTTGATTCTCAAGTAAGGATGCAGTACCGAAATCAACAAACTCGAATAGACTATTCTTTACTTCCGAACCAAAAATAGGGTTAAAAAACCTTTCACTGGGAATTGTCTGAACGATATTACGAACAGATTTTTTAATCGCATCGGCATTTTTCAAAACGAGAATATCATTAGTCACTGGATGCCTATCGAATGATAGACTAATATCCTTAAATGCTCTGGATATCCTCTGAACCACGATTTAGATAGGTATTATACTTGTTTTTATTTATACCCCTAGCCAGAAATCTTACCATAGTACGGTTCAGTACCGTATTCCCAATCATCATAGTCTTCATCATTACGAATTTTCTCATGAAGTTCGTTTTGTTGAACAAAATCGTGCTTTTTGGGTGTGATATCATCATTTGCGATTTCACGAAGCATCTTTTGATGTTGATGATTTGCCAAATTGTCTAAAAAATCGTGATTTGCACTCATTTCTTGTTCCTTGTAGTAGTCAGTAACGAGTTTTGTGGTCCCCCACATCTCCCTCATGTAGTTCTCGTCTCTATCGACAGGTAATCGTCCCATTTTAGCTCCTGATTTACATGAAATCAGAACTTTTAGAGGGGTTGCTATCCCTTTTTTTCTATTTATTTTCCTCTTCTTCACGCTCCTTTGCCGTTTTCCAGTGATATTCTTCCTCACGTCCCATTCCAAGACGCTCATATCCACTCTCGACCTGATAATATTGAGTCGAAACCTTAAAATCTGGCATTTTTGGTTCCTTCGGTGTCAGACTATTATCAAAAATACGAAGTCTATTGTTTGGATACAGTGCATATTGACCATTTTTCAGTTCAATTAGGTTATGAGACTTGTGTTCGGCGGGATTTTCACTCGTTGCCCAGTCGACCATGTCTGGATCACGGTGATAATTATCGATTGTACAGACATATGTACCCTTTTGAATACCGTGATCACGTGTATAACACTCGAAGTCCATCGAACCAATGAATTTTTTATCAATACTTACGACACCATAGTCCATACAGTTCCA